AGCAATGACTGAAAGATTACATATCCGCTTTAACACTGGCCGTCCCTACAAAGAGGACGGCCAAATTGTTTATGCCACATGGGAGACAGGCGGCATGGTTAAGTTTGCCGACGTGAGCCGACGTTGCTACGGGCGGTTCAACCCCAACACCGACGACATGATTGAGGATCAACTGCGGCGCAAGGTGATCACCTACTACGACCGAGGTGACTACGAGATTTGCGCGGCGGCTTACCAATATTTCAACGAGTGCAGTGAGAAGGAGACAGCACAATGAGACTGAAAGATAGACGCAAGCAATGGCAAAAGGACAGCGTGACATTTAGCTGGTCACTGTGTGGAACGATGGCAACTGAACGTGTCGGCAAGACATTCGGAAAAGCTATCGACAAGGCGAAGCAACGTGGCCTGTTCGATGACATGACATTCATCAAGTCAAAGCATCACAAATTGAATGTCGATAACCGCATTCCACCCAAGGAAACGGACGAGCAATACATGTCCCGCATTAGATTATTATTGGCAGCATAGGAGAGAACGAATGACTAACATAAGCAAACTACCCGAACCAACCGCAACACTAACACTAACATCGACCATGCTAGACAAGTCGATCATCGACGCGAATGCTACCGTGCGTAAGCTGGCACTGTATCTTGGCGTTGACTATTCAAAGATGGTCAACGGCGAGAAGCGTGTTGTTGATGCACGATTG